AGTAGTTTCTGAATTATTAAAATCTGCTGAAAATAGTTTTCCTGGCTATAAAGAAAACCAAATTGTTAATTTAGCTTCATTATATTTTGATAAATATAATAAAATACCTGATGTTCAACAACTTGTAGATTTTAAAGCAAATCTTGATATTACATCTACAGAAAAAAAATTTGAAGAAGAATCTGTCCCTACATTAGAAGATAATTTAGATATTCTTCAAGCTTTATTTTTTAATATTTTAAATAAAGCCGCAAAAGGACGTTCTTTAACTAAAACTTTTATTAATAAAGCTCAAGGTCCTGTTTTACAAAGTGTTAAAAAGTTTTTAGAAGCCAATCAAATAAATGATATTCTTAATAATTATGCTGTTTATCAAGATTATCTTATTAATTCTAGATTAAAAAATTTAAATATTGATTTAGATATTGATTTAGAAAAACTTGAAAATCAAGATTCTAAAGATGAATTATGGAGTTCAGATTCTACATTTAAAGATAATGTACAAAGAGCTTCAGATGAAGTAATATATTTATTTGCTGGATTAACTTCTGATGAAAAAATTAGAGGATTAAATAGACCCTATCATTTTAACGAAGCTTGGAATAGAACTCAAAATTTATTAGCTGGAACTTCTGATTTACCTACTCAAATACAATTAATAAGATTATCTGATTTACCTTTTAAAGAACAATTATTAGAAAAATTAGGATATGGCAATTATGATGAATTGTCAGAAGCTGATTATGGTACTATAAGAACTTCTTTTATGAGTTCTTTTGCTGTAGTTGGAAATAATCTATCTAAATCTTCTTCTTTAGGAAAACAATCTACTGATGCTATTGAAGATACTTTATCATTAAATATTAAAAGTAATTGGAGAAGTAACTTTTTAAATTCTGATTTAACTAAAATAATTAATGGTAAAAGAATATTAAATCCTGATAAATATGAATTATTTGAAAATTCTAATAGTGAAGAATTTTTAAAATTATTTGGTATAGAATTAACTGAATGGGATGATTCTTTAAATAATGATGCTAGGTTAATTAAAAATAAATTTTTTACTAATGAATTAAAACAAGGTAAAAGTTATTCTTGGTTAGATGAAAGTAATGAAATTACAACCGCTTTAAATAATCTTGTTAAACATGAAATGCAATTTCAAAAAAAGGTTAAACCTTTAGGTGCTAGAAATGCTAATAATGAATATCAACATTCTATAGGATTACATTCTTATTTAACTAAAACTATTGGTCAATTAAAATATGGTTTAATATTAGCTAAAAAAGGAATATTTGATTTTCAAAATTTATTTATTAAAGGACAGGCTGAACCTAATATAGCTCAAGGAGCTAGAGGAAAAGGAGAAGGAAAAACTTTTGCTAATTTAAATAGATCAGAATTATATACTTCTATTATTGGAGATATGTTTAGTAGTCAACCTATTATACATTTACCTAGAACAGCTGATAAAACTTCAGAAGAGGGGTTTAAAATTCCTGTTACTAAAGAATTATTAAAAGGTAAAGATAAAAAAGAATATTTAAATGAAATACTAGCCTATACATATATTAGTGATAAATTATATAAAAGATTATATACTCAATATCAAGCTGATTATAATAAAAAAACTTTAAAATCAGTAGGTTGGTCAGCTAAAGGAACTAACGGCAATATAGAACCTAAACAATTTTGGCATGATTTATTAAAATATGATGCTTTAAATCCTATTACTGAATCTGATTTTAAAACTAAAATAAATAATTATATAGTTTCTCAAGAAGAAGATTTATATAATAACATGGTTAAACACGGTGTTATAAATAAAAACAAAGATAAATTATATACTACTTTTAGTATGGAATTTATATCTCCTAATTATAAAAATTTATCTTTAGTAAATCAAAAAATTGAAATAAATAAAGTATTAACTAATTGGATATTTAATAGTTTAATGTTTGGAACTGAATCTACTCAAATGAGTATGGGTTCTTTAACTGTTTTAGGTTTTGAAGAGTTTTTTAAAAGAACTGCTGGACCAATAGCTAAAGGTAAACAAAGAAGAATGGATGCTGCTATGATTAACCAATTAATAGCTGAAAGACCTGAATATATGTCTAAATTTCCTTCTCCTGCTGTTATGAAAGTAATGATTAGTGCTGAAGATATTAAAGATTCTTTTAATGCTAAACAATACAATGAATTAGGAGATACAGATAAATATAATGAAGTTAATGTAGATGATGCTCAAGGTAAAATGCTTTTTGAAATTTATAAAGAGTTTAAACAAACATTAAATGAATGGACTCCATCTATGGATGCTGGTTATCAATTATTACTTCAAGATAAACTTGATCAAAAAGAATTTGAAAGTTTATATCCTCCAATGAAACCTGTAAGTTATTCTTTAATAGATGTTAATGGAGTTCAAGTACCTATTTATATTAAAACATCTATTTACCCTATTCATAAAAATTGGGTAAAAGGCACTTTAAATGAAAATTTATATGAAGGAATGTTAAAAGAAGGCATTTCTTTACATTTACCTAAATCTGGAATTAAAGTATCTTATCCTGATAATTTAAAAAATCAATTTGATAAAAATGGAGAATTTATATTTAATAACAATGCTACTTTTGAAATTAAAGGAGAAGATTTTAGAAGTCAATTAGATGTTAATGTTAAAGATAAATTTAAATTATTACAAGGTACTCAGCAACAAAAACTTATAGCTCAAAATCTTTATGATAATGGAGTTATAACTGATGAAGAATTTACTAATTGGACTAAAGAAAGAGAAGAAACTTTACAAGAAATTTCTAATATAGAATTTGATAAACTTAAAGATAAAGCAGGTATTATAATGGAAGATGAGTTACCTTCTATTAAAAATTATTCTAAACTTAAATCAATGCTTAAAGATGAGTTAAAAAATAGAGAACTGCCTATTAATACTGTTGAAGCTATTAATGAAATTATAGATGAAGATGGATTTTTATTATCTACTATAGATGCTTTACCTTCAAGACAAAAATTAATGAATGTTTTAAATTCTATTGTAAATAATAAACTTATTAAATTATATACTAACGGAGCTTCTTTAGTTCAAGCTGCACAAACAGGTTGGGAATTAAAACCAGGTTCAACTGTAGAATCTGAAACTTCTATTGATTTTATTAATAATGAAGCTAAAACAAACTATATTAAAAACAATGGTCTTCAATTTCTTAAAATAGATAAAAAAACAGGAGCTGCTGAAATATTATTACCTGCTAAATATAAAAAATTTGTTAATTTAGATGGTACTATTGATGAAAGATGTTTAATAAATATTGGTTATCGTATTCCTACTCAAGGACTTAATTCAATTCTTCATCTTAAAGTTGTAGGATTTTTACCTTTAGGTATGGATCAAATAGTTATTATGCCTAGAGAAATTACTACTCAAGGAGGTTCTGATTATGACGTAGATAAATTAAATTTATTTGTACCTAATGTAATTAAAATAAAAAATAAAACTACTTACATATCTCAAGATATGAAAGCTGAAGAAGTTTTTCAAAATAAAAAAGAAGGATATGAAAAATTTTTAAATTTTTTAGATAATAAAATATCTAAAGAATATGATAGATTGTTTAAATCTATAGGTCAAGACGCTGCTATAGATAAATTATTAGGAGATATATTTGGAGCAAATGCTTTTGAAGGAGAATTTACTGAAGAAGAAATAAAAGATATATTAGAAGAAAGTGGATTTGGAAGAGATGATTATGAAAAAACTAAATTAAAATTAGAAAAATTTATAGCTAATAAAGATATATTTATTCAAGAATTTAAACTTAAACAATTACAAAATTTAATTATAGAACAAGATTTAAAAATATTAGAACATGAAAATAGTAGAAATTCATTATTATCACCAAATAGTGCTGATAAATTAAGTAAATTAGCTAAAGATTATTCTGAAAATAAAAATCTTAAAATGATTGATGCTTTTAAACCTCAAACTGTTATTGATATTACAGAACAAATGTTTGCTTCAAAAGCTTTAGTAGGAGTATTTGCTTCTCAAATTACTCATCATGTATTATCTCAACAAGTAGGTTTAATAATAGATGAACACAGGCCTTTTTATTTTAATAGAAATACTGTTAATATAAACGGTCAAATTTATACATCATTATCTGGAGTTAAAGATGTAAATGGAGAATTAATTACTGATATAATTGGTAATCAATTAGTATCAGGAGCTGTAGATGCTGCTAAAGATCCTTTTTTATTTAATTTAGGTATTAATATGAATACAGGTTCAACTTTTGCTTTTTTTAAAAGAACTGGAGCTGATTTATCTTTATTAGTAGAATTAGTTAAACAACCTATTGTTCAAGATTATTTATTAGAAACAGCTAATAATAAACAATTAGGATTACAATTTACTACTTCTAAATCTAACATTATAAAAGATTTATTAAAAAATTATGGTGGTTATCATGAAACTAAATCTGAATATTTAGTAGAAAAATATAGTAAATTAGAAAAAGACAAAAAAGCTAATCTTTTAAATATATTAAAAAGTGAAAGAGATAGTTTTGGTAATTGGGAAAAACATCTTAGTAAATTAAAAGCTGGAAGAGGAATAGGTAAACTATCAACTGAAGAATTTAATGAGTTACAAAAAATTGTATTAGATGATTTTTTATATCTTCAAGATGCTGCTCAAATATTAGGAGAATCAGTTCAAACAAGTAAATTTGATACTTCTGGACCAGGTAAAGATATTGTTCAATCTTTTATTCTTAATAACAATTATGAAAATTTTAAAGCACAAATGTTTGAAAAAGGCTTTAAAAAACAAGGAAAATCTTATCAATTAGCTACAATAAAAGATAATCAGTTGGCTAATTATGATAGATTAATAACTAATACTTTATTAAATGTATTTTATAAAAATTCTTCTAAATTAGTATTAAATTTATATAGAGATTTGGTATTATTAAAACCTAATAGTATGTTATCTACTGTATTAGAAAATTTTAACGATCCTAATGGAACTTTAGTTAATAAAAAATTAGATGAAGATTCTGCTACTTTAATTTACGGTTCAATGATTAATTATATTATTCAAAGAGGATTAGAGTTTGATTCTAATTTATTTTTTGGTAAAGATAGTGTTGCACAACAAATTAAAAATATTCAAGCAAATCCTAATCATCCTTTATATGATAATTATTTAATTAATAATGTATTTAATATAGAATTATCTTCTGAAAAAAATATACCTGATATTATAGGTATGCAAAATAAAAATATTGATAGTAGAGAAGCTAATTACATAACACAACAATTTGGTAAAATTAAAGAAACTGATGAAAAATTATATGATTCTTTAATTATGATTAATTTTTTTCAAACTGGTGTAGTTACTTCTCCTGTTAGTTTTTACAGCTTATTACCTTATCAAGATGTATTAAATGTAGCTAATAAAATATTAAACAAACACCAAAATATAATTAATAGTCAATATGATTTAACTAAAATGATAATGTCTAATGTTGGTACAAAATTAAATAATGTTAAAAGAGTAAATTTTAAAAAAGATGATGTTTTTGGAAATTTTATGGTATTAACTCCTGATAGAACTGAAAATAAAGATTATATTTATTATATTTATAAAAATACTACTACTAAAGTAACTGAATCAGCTATTTTTGAAAAAGTTGAAGGAGGCTATAAAATGTTAGACCCTAAAAATTACAAAACATTATTTTATAATTTTTTAGATAATGATATGACTTTTAAAAGAGAAGAAGAAACAAATGATAATCAAGAACCTGAAAATGAAGAAATACCTTCTGATAATGAAAGTCCTTTTAAAGAAGAATTTGTACCTGAAAATATTGGAGTTGAAAAAGTTAATAATTCTAATGCTAGAATAGGAGAAATTTTAAAAAATAAAGACGGTTCTTTTAATATTAGATTATTTGAAGGAAATTCATCTGATTGGAAAGATAATGTATTAGATATAAAAGCATTTCCTAACGGTAAATTTCAATTTAATGGAATGGGAATGAGAGAATTAACTAAAGAAAATTTAGAGCAAAGATTTGGTAAAGATATAATGACACAAATTTCTAATTTATTTAATAATGCTTCAACAACAATGTGGGATAGTTTAAAAAAACAAAACATGTTTACTGTAAAACCTATACAAGCTGCTGATAAAAAAGCTGTTGTTAAAGCCAGTGTAGCAAATAAATTTATTGGATTTGCTGAAGGAATAGAAGGTAGTTCTACTGCTGAATATGCTAAACAAATAGAAATACAATTTGTTAAAAAAGGAAATTATAATTTTAGTGCTAAAGAAGGAAATAAAAATTATTCTGATAAAGATGTAATATTTGTATCTATTGGAGGTAAAAGAGGAAATCTTGAAATAAGAAAACAACAACAAGATAAAACTATAAAAGAAGCTATAAAAGCTATTGAAGCAGGAGCTACTTTAATTACTGATAATAAAGCTTATGTAGAAAGTTCTGATTATAATGAAGGAGAAAAAAGACTTGCTAAAAATTTAGAAGTTAAAGGATATAAATATTCTGAACAAACAATTGACGGTCAAGTATTAGGTATTTGGAAAAAAGACAATCAGCCTAAAACAATGTGGGATAATTTAGAAGATTGGCAAAAAGAAAAATTAAAATTAATAGTAACACCTGAAAAATTTAATTCTTTCGATACTAAAAAACAAGAAAAATATATAGATTGTTACGCTAAAATAAAATAAAATATGAAAAGTAAATGTATAAATCCTAATAATAGTGTAATATTAGAATTAGCTGAAAAGTTAGGTAAATCTAAATATGAAACTGCAATTGATGTAGAGATATGGCAAGAAAATAATAATACTAGTAAAATACCTAGTGCTAATGATTTAGCTGGAAAAGTTAATTATCAACTACCTTCAACAGAAGGTCAAGTAGCTTCTGAAAAGACTATTAGAGATTTAGCTGCTAGAATAGCTGACAGGATAGGAATGAAGGTTAAATTTGAATCAGATAGAACTAAAGAATATAAAGGTAAGATTGAAAATAATGTAGCTTATGTTAATTTAGCATATGCTACTTTAGATACTCCTATACATGAAATATTAGGACATCCTATTATTAGAGCTATTAAGAATAAATATAAAACTTCAACATTTGAAGCTGATGAAGATACTCCTTTTGGAGGAAGATTGAAAGAAGAAGATGGATATTCTCAATTATACCAAAACTTACTTAAAGAACTTGAAACAGGTAAAGGTAAAGAAGTATTAAATAGGATTAAAAGGGATTATGATTTAACTGGAAAATATGAATTAGTTTCTTGGGAAGAAGGTTTTAAAAGTGGTAGATTTAGTTCTCAAAAATCAGTTATAAATGAAGGATGGAAAATAGGAGATATAGAAATTAAAAATGGTATTTCTTATTATAAAATTCCAATTAAATATACATTAGAAGAACAACAAGAAGAAGCTATTGTAGAATTATTAGGTTTAATGACTGCTGAAAAACTTGATAAAGTTAAAGACGGTAAATTAATTTCATTGCTTAAAAGATTACTTAAAGAAATGAAAGCTTTTATGAAACAGCTTTTAGGTCAAAAAGAAGTAGAAATTGATAAGTTACCTGATAATATGACTATTAATGATTTAGCTGATTTGTTAGCTTATTCTAATAGTAAACTTATATTACCTGGATATGAAGTTTTATATACTACTCCTGATAATAAAAATTTTAGAACTTATCAAGAGGCAAGTAACCATATTAGTCAATTAGCTAAAAATGTTAAAGATGTTAATTTAGATAATGTTGAATTAGGTGGAAATCAAGAAGTCCCTGAAAATTTAAAATGGGAATTTGAAAATCAAGGTAAAACATATAAAGAACTTATTGAAAATAAACAATGGAAGATTTCTGATGATACAGGTAACACTCAAATTGTAGCTAATCAAGAATATAATGGAGAAAAAGGTGGTTTATATTGGGATGGAAAAAATTATTATCATTTAAGTAATATAGATAATAAAAAAACTATTATTCCGTTTAAAGAATTTGTAGAATTATTTTCAAAAATTAAGCAATTTGGAACAAATAAAGATAAATTATTTCAAGATAGAATTGTAGAACTTTCTGAATATGAACAAGAAAGAATAAACCCTTTTAAAGAGTTTATAAATAAAAACAAAGAGTATGAACAATCTAAAGAAATTATAGAAGAATGGAAAAAAGTAAATAACATTAAATATAATCCTGAAGAAATATATAGTAGAGGTCAAGAATTTAGTTCTGTTGTAGGAGCTTATTCTGATTTTGATGTTAATTTAATGATGCAGAATCTTTTGCAACATATAGAAGATAATGAAAAAGCTGGTGGTAAATTTGCTATATCTGCTTATACTAAACCTATTGATAAACAAATAGGTCATTTAGAAGGTGGTGGAGGTAAAATTAAATTTAAATTATATCCACAATCTGAAGATATATTATGGGCAGCTAATACTGATGTATATTCTGGTAGTGTTTGGGATGCTTCTGAAAAAGTAAACAAAGATAAAAAATCTGAATTATTAGGAGTATCATATACTAAATATCCTTCTTTACAAAATGTAAATACTGTACAACCTAATTTAGCTTCTATTGTAGATGATTTAGCACACCATCATAATGAATTAGGTATTGTACTTACAGGTAATAATTTTAGATTAGAATATGATGATAATATACCTTATCAAACTAAAAAGATTATAAATGGTATTAATTCTATTCTTGACCAAAAATATGGTAAGTTAGTTAAACCTGAAATTAATATAAATAACAATGTTAAATATGAAATAGAAGGTTATAGTAAACAAAAATTTGATAGTAAAGAAAAAGCAGAATCTGTTTTAAAAGATTTAAAAAATACTGAATATGGTTATAAATATGGTAATATATTTATTTCTCCTACAGGTATTCAACCAACTCAAACTAAAGATAATTTAAAAGAAAGTATTGAAAGTGTTAAAAGTAAAGTTGTTACACCAACATTAACAGATTGGAGAATTATTAAAGGTCCAGGTGGTCAAAATATGGAATGGGCTGTTGAATACCGACTGGATGAGGATGTAGATTTAGAATTTTTTGATACAGAACAAGAAGCTAGGGATTTTATAAAAAATTTACAAAATAAAAAAGTTGAAAATAAAGAATACACAGAACAAGCTTTAATTAATACTAAAATAGCAGCTTTAAAAGAAGTAGCTAAGAAATATCCTAGAAGTTTAATTAGAAGTGAAGTTATTCAAACTAAAATAATAATTGATAATCCAATTCGTTATAATTTATTTGAAGATGGTGAAACACCTTTTCAAAAAATACCATTTAACGATAATCAAATACAAGCAGTTAATTCTTTATTAAATCTTCAAGGTAAACAAGAACAATTTGATGATTATTATAAAATAGAAGGTTTTAATACTGAATTAAAAAGACCATCTAGTTTAGCTAAAGCTCCTATTCAAGGTAGAGAATATGTTAAAACAGCTAAAGAAATTAAAGACCAAGAAATTTATACTGGTATGGGTAATTTAGCTCATGCTATTCAAGCTGAAATAGTTAGAAAAGCTTTTCCTGAAGCTAATAGCCATATTAAACCTTTAGAGATAGTAGCTGAAAATGCTGGATTGTTTGAAATAATTAATGAACAAATTCAACCTATTATAGAAAAAGCTAAAAAAAATGGTAGTATTTTAATGTCTGAAGTATTTGTAGGTAATTTAAAATTAAAAAGAGGAGGTACTATTGATTTATTAGAAGTAATGAAAGATGGTAATTATAAAATTTATGATTTAAAAACTAGATTTACTCCTGATACTACATTTCAAAGAAGATACAATAAATTAGGAGAATTTACTAAGCAATTACAAGAATATAAAAATATTCTTACTGAAGGAGATGAAAATATTGGTATAGAACCTGGTAAAGTTGATTCGGCTGTAATATTAGAATTAGATTTATCAATTAATAGAAAAACAGGTGAATTTTTAGGTAAAGGTAAAAGAGGTTCTGAATTAGTAGCTCCTTTCTTTTTAAGAACTGGAGATGAAAAATTAGATAAATTTATTACTACTTTAAAAGGACAAATTGATCAATTAAAAAATAAAATTCCTAAAGGTGAAGCAGAAAAAGAAGCACATTATAAATTATTAAATTCTAAATTAGCTTTAATGCAAGAACTTCAATTAAGACAAACAGCTACTGAAATAATAATTCATGCTGGATCTGAAGTGTCTGCTTTAGAAGCATTTATAAATTCTGATGAAAATGTTAATGGAGAAGATATAATTTCTGAATTAAAATTATATAGTGATTTATCTGATTTTGTTGATTACGATAAACTTCCAGAAAATTTAAAAAATCAAATGGATATTATTGAATCAAGAGCTAAAAGATTATATAAAAAATTATTAGAAAGAAGTAAAGAAGTTGTTGTAGATACTGCTACTAAAAAAATAGGAGCTAAATTTATTGATATTTTATTTTCACCTATTAAAGATATTAGTTGGCTAAAAAGAATGGTTTCAGGTATTTCAAATACTTCTAATCCTTTAGTAGCAACTGGTTATAAAGTATTAACTGATGCTTTAGCTTTAGGTAGATCAAAATTAGATAATCTTAAAGAACATATTGTTCCTATTATTGAAGAATATAGAAAAGCAGTAGGATCATTAGATTATTCTATTATTTTAACTGATGATAAAAAAAGATTAGTAAGTCAATGGTCACAAGAATTTTACAAAGAAAAACAACTTTATGAAAAATCTATGGATGCTGTTTGGGCTAAAGAAAATATGAACTATGATAAACAAGCTTTTGAAGAAGCTTATGAAAGAAAAATTAAATATCTAGATTCAATTAAAAATAGAGAAATAGCTAAAATTAAAAGTTGGTTAATGTTACAAGAAAATCAACCTGAAGATTTAGATAAAGTTGCTGAAAATATATATTGGTCAGGTACTAAAACTATAAAAGGTAGAAAAGAAGAAATATCTGAATGGTTAGCTAAAAATGAAAATAATAGATATATTTATTATACTCCTAAAAGTAAATGGATTGATTCTAAATGGAAAGAAATAAAACAAGGCAAATGGAAAGGAACTGGAGTAGAAAAGTTTTATGATTTTTATACAAATTACATGAAAATAGCTAATGAAATAGCTCCTGATTATATAGCACCTACTTTTATAGCTAATTTTAGTCAAAATTTTTTAGAAAGAAGTACTGATTTAGGATTAATAGGAGCTATTAAAGGTTCTTATTCAGAATTACTTAATAATTTACAATTAGAATACGATGAAAATTTATTTGGAAAAACTGATCCGACTACAGGAGAAAGAATTTTAGAAATGTTTATTCCTGGAATGTCAAAAGCTAAACAAGATAAATCATTAGATTTAGGTGTTTCTTTAATGACATTTATGGAAGGTGTTTATAGATACCAAGAATTAAGTCAAATTGAAAATACTATTAATCATATTAAACTTCAAATTAGAAATGCTAGTGAACAAAAAATAGATGCTTTAGGTAATCCTATTACTGATTCAACTAAAACTACTTCTCAAATTAATCCTGCTAAACATATTTCAGCTCAATTTGAAGCAGCTGTAGATGCAATTCTTTATAATAAACGTCAAGAAGAAGAAGGAGCTTTTGAATTAAAAGGTAATGGGTTAACTCAAGCTTTAGGATTATTAAAAAAAGAAGATTCTGTTAATATTTCTTATTCTAAAATTTTTGATGTTTTAATTAAATATACTGGACTTAGAAATTTATCTTTCAATGTATTTGCTCCTTTATCTAATTTAATTGGTGGAGTATCTAATATGTATATGTCAGGATTTGGTGGTCAATATTATAGTACAGAAAATTTAAATAAAGCTTTTAATTTACTTACTATAAGTAAAAGTGGATTAGGGTCAGAAGAAAGTCTTAAAGCTAGATTGTTTTTAAATTGGTTAGAAATAGATAAAGAAAAAGTTGAAAGAGAAATATTTTCTAAAATAACTAATTCTCAAATATCTGCTATAACTAAAAAATATAATGGAATGTCTTTAATGAGAAATTCTGAAAATTTAATGGTAGAAGCTGGAGCTATTGCCATGTTAGAATCTGGAAAACATGGGTTAACTATAGATGATTTTGAAATTAAAGATGGTAAATTAGTTGTAAAAGATAATATATCAATTAACGAAAAAGAAAAATTTAGACAAAAAGTAATGAGGGTAAATGGTAAAACTATTGGTTCTATGAATCCTGATGATTTGTTAATGGGTAAAAAATGGATAGTAGGTAGAATGTTATTACAACATAGAGGATGGCTTCCTCAATTAGCTTATGAAAGATTTGGCTCAAAACAATTTGATTATATTTTAGAAAAAGATATTGAAGGAAGATATAGAGTAGCTTATAGAGCACTTAAATCTTTAGTTCAAAATAAAAGTTTAAAAGAATTATCAGCTGATGAATTAGCAATAGCTAAAGAAGCATTTGCAGAATTAATATTAATAACTGCTATTGGAGCTATATTAATGGCTATGGGTGGATTAGATGATGAAGAAAAGAAAAAAAATTGGTATAAATATTCTCATAAAATTGCTATGAGAGGATTTAATGAATTAATTTTCTTTGCTGATCCTACTTTATCTTCTCAATTTCAAATTATATTATCTCCAGCTCCTGCAATATCTACAATTCAACAATCTGGTAAAACAATAAGAGATATTTGGAGAGAAGTAGCAGCTGATATGTATGATGACCCAGAAAAAATTAGAAAAAAAGCTCAACCTCTTAAAAAAATAATATCTCAATTACCAGCAGGTAATCAAGTACAAAGAATTATAGACGAGTTTTTTACAGAAGAAAAAAAATAGGAGAAGGTTATTCTCCTATTTTTAATTTTAGCTATTAGGTTCTATTTTAAGTGGACAATTTAATTTAGTTTCTTCTATACAATCAGGTGCTGAAATAACTGAACTCATAACTACTTTTTCTGTTTCTCTACCTCTCATAGTATCGTGTTGATATGTAATATGCCTAAGACAGTTATTCTTCATAACACAATGTATATTGTTACTTGTAATACCCGTACAACGAGAAGTATCATTATTTAATAATTTCATATTTTTTTATTTTAAGAATTTTTTAAAGCACCTACTCTGTGAGTTTGTACGCCAAAATGATTTTTATATTGTTCGATTAAATCTACTGTATAAATATAAGGATCTTTTTCTTCTCTTAATTTTTGATAAAATTGTAATATTTCACCTTGTAGTAAAAGATAGTCTTTTTTTATTTCTTCATTTGTCATATTTCTTTTATTTTATATTTACTAATATCTAAATCTTTTTTAATAATTAAACTTTTATAAGTTTTATAAAATTCATCTATTCCTATTTCTTCAGTAAAATATTTAATATATTCTCTTAATATTAAAGTACTAAATTCAATATTAATTAAATCAGATGTTTGTTTAAGTCCTTCAGCAAACTTAATACCTTTTCCTGGAAGACCTTTTACATTATTATGATTACCAGTTATCATTTGGCTCCAGAAATTAAATTCTTCTTGTTCTTTAGTAGTAGTAATCCAAGATTCTTTTCTCCAATTGTAATGAGTACCTTCAGTTCCTAATATATCAGAATCTATTGCACATATAAAACTATCAGGTGTTTGTTTATAAAAAGATACTACAAATTCATCTACTTCATAATTGTTAGCTGTAAAAATATTATATCTTCTGATTAAATCTTCTTTAACAAACTGCCACCAACCAGGACTAGTAGTTGGTCTATTTTGTTTATAATCAGAATTATATTTTAATTTAGATTGAATTGTATTTTTACCTTTTATAAAACCTATATATTCAGTACAACCTGATTTAGATAAAATACCATTCATTACAAAATCAGCTGATTCAATAAGTTGTTCTTCTGTTTTATCTATATAAACTAATTTATTGTTTTCTTTTTGATATATAGGATTACCTAATTCATCAATTCCTATTTCAATTTTGATACCTGCACCTATACTAAAGGCAACAGAATCCATGTCTATAACTGCTATTTTATTCATAATGTGTTGATAAATAATCAAGTAAATATTTAGCATAAGTTACTAAATATTCTTGATTATTAAATGTAAATTGTGTTTCTTGTTTGCTAGCAGCTTCTTCGTATGCTTGTTGAAACTGTTCAAATTTGTCTTGATTAAATAATTGTGTCATATAAGTTTAGTTTGTTCTTTTTGTTCTATATCATATATCCATTTTTTAGCTTTTGAAATATAATAGCTATAATCAATATTATATTCTTCAAAGTTATCTAATTTATATGATTTATTAAAATAAGTAACTTTCCAATCTTTAATTAATTTTCCATTTGCTTCTGGAGCTTCGGCTTGTTCATAATCACCTGTTTCATAAAATTTAATTAAAGTTCCTCCTTTTTTAGATATAAAATATCTTACAGTTTTAGAAAGTTTTTCTTTATTTATAATTCCTTGTTTAACAGACCATAATTCATAATGAACAGCTCCTTTTAAATCAGATTTTTTAGACTTTACTCCAGCACAAAAATCAAATATGTTATTATGATTTTTAATAGTTTTTTCTATTGGTGTTTCATATACCCAATAATCATGTACAGCTTTAGGAATAATAGCATGAGATTTATTTTTATAAAGAGGAATGTCTTTATATTCATATTTACCTTTAGTTTTTATTTTATTATTTATATCTACAGCAATATAATTATTTACATCACTAATAATCATTTTGTTATAATCAATAAATTCTAATTCTAAATTAGTTAGTTTTTGCCATTTGTCACAAATATTGTCATAAATTGTGACAAAAGCTTTAGGAATTATAACTTCAAAACCATCAGTATTCATCATAATTAATTTAGCTTCAGGTATTTGCAATATAATATCTTCCATTAATTGAGTTAATAATAACTGACCATTAATACAAATAGATAAAGTTACTTGTCTATCTCTAAGAAAACTATATTTATCATTAGATAATCCATAAGCTGAATTTAATAAAATTTTTAAAATATAATTTCTCGGATCTGATTTAGGTATAGCTTTTCTTTCATTAAAGAAACCTTCATATAAATTTAAAAATATATCTTTAGGTAAATGTTCAGCACATATTCCATTTTTAATAGCTAAATTTGGGTAATAACTTACAACATCTAAAGATTTAATTATATAATTATCATTAGATTTAACTATAACATTGTTAGGAGCAGCATGAATACCACCTAATCCAAAAACAATATCAATTCCTTGATTAACAATAAATTCTGGTTTATCCCATTCATTTAATTCTAATTTTTTAAATGCTTCTAAAATATTTTTAAATTTATCAGTTTTAAAATTAATATAAGGAAAAAGAATATCTTTAACTTTTACTATATCTCTACTAGTGTACATTGTAGATAAATCATTTTTAGAAATATTCATAGCTTTACTTAAATATTTACTAAATAATTTTTTAGATAAATCAGGCTCAGTACAATTTAATAAATCAATACCTTCTCTTTTAGTAAGAGTTTTTCTAAGTTCTATTTCATGTATATATCTTAAATACAATTCTTTAGTAGCTATAACATCATTTAAATTATATGAAAGTACCATTTCTTCCCAATTACTATTTTCTTTTTGAGATGGCATATCTTCAATATTTTCTAAATCCATCATAAATTCACACCATTTTAAACCTGTTCTTTTAGCTTTAGTTGATAATGATAAAGCTCTAAACAAATCTAAATGTTTGTGTCTTAAATTCCATTCTGGTACATCAGGTCTTCTGTTATTATTATTTACAATAACTGAAGCATAATTTTTAATGTCTAAAGCTGTACATTCAGGATAACGATATAAATATTCAATAATTTGACTATCAAAATGTAATGAATTATAACCAATTAAACCTGCAACTTCATTAGATAAAAATTCAAATAATTCTTTTTTTTGATTTTTAGTTTTACTAATTACAAATACTTTTAAATCATCAGAATCTTTATCTAAAAAAGTTGCTGTAAAAAGATCAAGTGTTTCTAAATCAAATACCCATGTCTTTTTCATAATCGTCTATTATTGTTCTATACATTTTACTTGTTATATACCAACCATTCATTCCTGTCATAGTTTTATACTTTTCCATTGCTTCTATTTCTTTATCTTTAATTTGTTCAATAGTTAAGTCTTCATTTAATATTTCTTGACAAACTTCAGCTTCTGTACCACAATTAAAATAAACATAACCAGGATTTTCTTTACATAAAAATTGATATTGTTTAGCTTTACTATCTCTGTATTGCTCTACTATTT